TTTCACTACCAAGCGGGGCAGCGGCAGCCAAGAAATCAGTGCAGCGCAATCTTCAATGGCTACAAGGCTATGAAACGGTTGTCCTGTTCTTCGATAACGACGACGCGGGCCGTAAGGCAACGGAGGAAGCGTGCAGCGTCCTGCCACCTGGCAAGTGCAAGATTGCATCGCTCACGGATACTTACAAAGATGCGTCAGACGCCCTCATTGCTAATGATAGCGAAGCGATTCGTAGAGCTATTTGGGATGCCAAGGATTACCGTCCAGATGGCATCGTCTCTGGCAAAGATTTATTCGACTTAGTAACAACACCATCACCACCATCAGATCATGATTACCCATGGACAGGGCTCCAAAATAAATTGCACGGGATCCGGTATGGCGAGCTTATATCAATCACTTCAGGATCTGGAATTGGCAAGTCGTCCGTCTGTCGCGCACTGGCAACTCATCTTCTACAAAAAGGAGAGCGGGTCGGTTACTTGGCTCTTGAGGAATCAAACAGACGTACAGCTTTAGGACTGATGTCTGATGCTGTAGGTGAATCCCTACACCTTGGAGAACATACACATGAAGAATTGGAGAAAGCCTTTAAGTCCACAATGGCAGGCTGGAATCTTTATCTCTACGATGGCTTTGGTTCTTTTGATCCTGATATTCTTTATAACAGGATTGAATACCTAGCACAAGGATTAGACGTAAAGGTAATCTTCTTAGACCACTTATCTATTCTACTTAGTGGATTAGATGGAGACGAACGTCGCATGATCGATGTCACTATGACTCGTTTGCGATCACTAGTCGAACGCACAGGAATAGCAATGTTCTTGGTATCACACTTAAAACGTACATCTGGAGATCAAAATCATGAGGAGGGAGCAAGAGTTACTCTCGGCCAGCTACGTGGTAGCGCAGCAATTGCACAGCTCAGTGACGGCGTTATCGCACTTGAGCGGAATCAGCAATCAGAGCGTGGATCTAGCAAAACGACTGTCAGAGTCCTTAAGAACAGATATTCGGGAGAAGTAGGCCCTGCCTGCGAACTGGAATACAACCTGTCCACTTGTAAATTTATCGAACATGAAAGTACGAAAGACTTCGATGCAACAACAGATTTTTAGAGCAGAACAAGAGGCGTATCTAAAGCGTCCTAACCCACCTACTGCTGAAGCAATCAAACGTGCTCAGTTTGTAGATAAGACCTACATTTGGAAACACAATTGAATCTAGTATTTGATATTGAAACCGATGGGTTTGTTAGTCAATGTACGCAAATCCATTGTCTTGGTATCCACGACCTTGATACAGACACCACCTATGTATTCAATGATAAAGGTGATCAAGAACCGATTTCGCGCGGTGTGCAGATGCTCATGGATGCGGACTCTATTATTGGTCACAACATTATTAATTTCGACTGCGCTGTTCTCCGTAAGTTATACAGTTGGTTTAACCAGCCTAAGCTTATTCTTGATACTCTTCTTCTTAGTAGGTTGTATCACCCTGACATACTAAATCTAGATCACAGGAAGAAATGGAAGAACATGCCATTACAACTATATGGAAGACACAGCCTTGAATCCTATGGCTATCGCTTAGGAGAATACAAAGGTGAGTTCGGCAAGACTGCGGACTGGAAAATGTGGAGCCAAGAACTACAGGACTACATGGTCCAAGATGTAAACGTAACCACCAAACTATGGAAACATTTCCAGCCATACCTGACTGGGTCTCGTTAGAGCATCAGGTAGCACAACTATTACAAACACAGGAGGAACATGGATGGAGATTTAATGAGAGAGCTGCATGGGAGCTTGCATCGACTCTCCAAAAAGAATTGGAAGAGACTGTTGAACTACTACGAAACAGGCATCCTTTCGTCAAAGCATCGGAATTCACTCCGAAAAGAAATAACAAAACACAAGGCTATGTGGAAGGCGCACCTTTTACAAAGCTAAAAGAATTCAACCCTACCAGTAGGGATCACATTGCTTGGATACTCAAGACACATTACAAATGGAAACCGAAACTACTAACAGCAACTCAGAAGCCGATAATCGACGAACCCGTACTCAAGGAGATCGGGACAGAGTTTGCGCTTTTATGCTACAAGATTCTAGATTTGACAAAGAAGCTTGGGATGCTTGCCGAAGGGCAGAACGCATGGTTGAAGCTTGTTACGAGTGATGAGAGAATTCAACATCACTGTAGTGTCACTACTTCTACTTTTAGGTGTAGTCACCGTAACCCTAATCTTGCCCAAGTTAGTAGCGACCTAGAGTTTCGTAAGTTATTTATTGCATCCCCAGGTCAAGTAATGGTGGGATGTGATTTGTCCGGGATCGAACTCAGAATGTTATCACACTACCTTTCTAGGTACGATAACTTCTATCGCGATACATTACTGAATGGAGATATCCATCAAGTCAATGCAGACAAGATAGGAATCTCTAGGCGCCAGGTCAAGACCGTTCAATACGCAATGCTCTATGGAGCGGGAGATGAGAAAATTGGAGCAACATTTGATGAAAGCCTTCCCACGAACAAGAAAAAAGCGAAGGGGAAGGAGATTCGTGAAGCGTTTATTGAAGCCATTCCGGGTTATGGCAAACTTCTTGAAGCTGTTAAAACGAAAGCGGAAGAAGGGTTCATACGGTCGATCGATGGTCGGAAAGTTCCGGTAGATAAACCTTTCAAGGCACTCAACTACCTACTGCAAAGTAGTGCCGCCGTGATCGCAAAGCGGTGGATGGTTATTAACCAAGCAAACATTAAACAACTAGGGCTGTGTGCATCACAGCTCGCATTCATACATGACGAATTACAATTCGAGTGTGCCCCAGAGCACGCAAAAGACTTATCAACATCCCTGGTACTTAGCGCTGCAGAGGCTGGAGAATACTATCGAATCCGCTGCCCTATCGGTGCAGAAGCTAAGCAAGGAGCAAATTGGGCGGAGGTCCACTAATGAAACTACTCATTGACGCTGACTATATTGTTTATAAGTGCTGTGCAAGTGCTGAAACTGAAGTTGATTGGGGTGACGATGTCATCGTAGTCACCAGTAAGTTCAGTGATGCTATGTCAGCAGTTAAACGAGACTTAGGCAAGATTAAGAATGAGTTTCTATGGGATGACACTGAGTTCATTCTATTCTTTAGTGACTCTAAGAATTTTCGGAAAGAAATTTTTGAGGCATATAAAGGTCACCGAAATCGTAAGAAGCCGTGTGGCTATAAACGTGTCATCAGGGAATTGGGCAATTACTACGAAGTAATCAAGATGCCAACTCTTGAAGCTGATGATGCAATGGGAATTTATGCTACCCAACATCCAGGTAATATCATTGTCTCACCTGATAAGGATATGAAACAGATTCCTGGCAAGCTATATAACATGTCTGAGACCACTCTAGTTGACGCTGAGGAAGGTCTTAAATGGCATTACCTACAAACACTAGCAGGCGATCAAACTGACGGTTACAGCGGCGTACCAGGCATAGGCTTGAAACGTGCAGCAGATCTATTCGAAAAGAATGGGTACAACTGGAAGACAATAGTTGATGCCTTTGCTGAGAAAGATCTTGGTGAAGAGGTAGCACTAATGAATGCACGCCTTGCAAAGATCCTTACTAACAAAGAGTATGACTTCACCGAACAGCGACCCATCTTATGGAGTCCCGCCACCGCCAATAGTTGATTTAACAATGGAGCAAGATCTGAAACTTAGACGAATGTCAGATCTTCTCCCACGTGCCAATAAAGATGACATCATCACACTGCTAATGGCACTGCAAAGACAAAACTTTGCTTTATGCAATACCGTATCTAACTTAGTACAACAATGGCCGAATCACCCGCCTACTACACCCGAGGCAAAGTGGAAGCTTGGGACTTTATTCGAGACCAAGAACTAAACTATCACTTAGGGTGTGCAATTAAATACATCGTGCGTGCTGGTTATAAAGACGACGCACAAAAAGACTTAGAAAAAGCAATCCACTACCTAGAGAATGAACTACATCACCTGCAAGAGTCTTCTAGACGAAGCTTTGGAATTCCGCCAAGCATACAATATCCCGAATGGGAAGACTGTTATGGGAACGCAGCTCTCTTTGATCGCTGAAGAGTATGACGAATTTACTCATGCTGTTGGTGAAGAGCCAGTAGAGAATCAACTCAAAGAGTTAGCTGACCTTGTATATGTCTGCTTTCAAATGGCTGCTTCCCAAGACTGGGATCTAGATACAGCCATGACAAGAGTACATCAATCCAACCTATCCAAACTTGGAGAGGATGGAAAGCCTATCTATCGAGAAGATGGGAAGGTCTTGAAAGGACCTAACTATGCACCACCTTATTTAAACGATTTAACATGAACGAAAAACTTATCTCACGTACAGGTCGCGTCCAGTCATGGCTGGATGAACCTGACGGTCGATTGCCTGTGAGCTGCACATGTATGTCCGTTGAGGACAGCATGGAGGGTAAAGAGGGGATTGAGGCGAGCTGGAGGTTCGCTAGTCACGCCCTTCGTAATGGAGCAGGCGTTGCTATTCACCTATCTAAGCTTCGAGCTGCAGGAACAGTTACTAAGAAGGGAGAAGATGAACTGGTAGCAAGTGGACCTGTCAGCTTCGGTAAAATCTATTCGGTAATGAATGAAATACTTCGTAGAGGCGGGACCTACCGTAATGGTGCGATTGTGCTGCATTGCGATCTTAATTGCCCCGATATCATTGACTTTATACTCGCTCCACGATCGGAGCTGCCTTGGGTCAAGCGATGCGTCAACATCACAGAAGAGTGGTGGGTTCAGGCTACAAAGGCGTGCAAGAAAGCCTTGCTACATGGTATTAAATCAGGTGACATCTGGTTGAACAAAGTTCGATACCATAATGGTGAACGTATTTTCGGGAATGTGTGTCTCGAAGTCTACCTGCCTTCCCGTGGTACTTGTCTTTTACAGCACGTGAACCTGGGACAATGTGAACTAAAGGATATCCCTAATGCATTCCTTCATGGGATGTCTCAACTCTGTAACCTCCACGCTGAAACAGGTGTAGGTAAAACAGGTGAGTATTTAGACCCTTCTATTGACCGTCAAGTTGGTCTTGGGATGCTTGGTCTAGCCAATCTACTTCGACGCCTTGGTGTCACCTATGAACAATTCGGAAACGCCCTAGAACAATGGAATGACAAAGCAATCATCGATACAAGTGTTGCCAGCCAGTTGGTTAGTAAGTTGCAGGAAGGTATTGACC